CAGATAAGGTGAAAGAACTACGCGATCTTGCCGACAAGATGATGAGGCAGGGCGCACCTTACTGCGTAGATATTCACGCACTAGCGGTGGATATTAGCGAAGGACTAAACCTAAAGGAGGAAGGTAATGAATAAGGTAATGGAGTGCGAGTGCGTTGATGTGTGTGGTTGGAGTAAGGATCACACACTAGAGAAGCAGGGTGAGTGGTGGGTTTGCTCTAACTGCGGAACTGAGATGTGGAACCCTGACGAGAAGGAGCATTTGATTTCGTTTAATTGCTCTACTCACGGAGAACAGAATTGGATACGATAATGAATAAGGTTATAGAACCCGCCCTACTGCGGGAGCTTCAAGGACTTATCGGCAACGCATACTGCTCCAACAAGTTATCGGAGGAAGCCTTTAATCATTGGCTTAAATTGGCAAATCTTAATCAAGAGGAGGAAGGTAATGAATAACTTAATCAAAGAAGCACTAGAAATCGCCATAGAAAATTGGGAGTTTGATGGCGAGTATGATAAGGCTAATCAAGCGTTTGAACTAATGAAGGGGGAAGCAAGTGAATAAGGAATACTATCAAGCTAAGGCAGACCTATGCCGAGGACTAGCAATAAAGCAAATGGTGGAGGGGGAAGCGAAGGAGGCAGGTGCTAACCTAATTCGTATGGTCAATGCCCTAAATCAAATCAACTTAATCAACTACAAGGAGGAGAAGGACAATGAACCGCGATGAATACCTAAGCATTACTGACGCTATCCAATGCCTCAAAGAGGAGGAAGATTTTGAGCAAGGAACTATGGATCGCTTCATTGACGCGCTCGTAGAGCCCTTGAGTAAGCACTATCAAGACTTTGATTATGTTCAGTATCTCAACGACACAGAAGTAGAGAGGGAAAGAGTATGAAGCCAGTTAAGTTCTATGAGATAACAGAGAAAGAGGGCCAAGACGCGGTGTGGGGTGGCGCTAGTGCTACTGAAGCGGTGGAGTGGTTCAGAAGGGGGCTAGATAGGAGGGTCTTTGTATCTATTTGGAACGAGGAAGATCCTGAAGAGCCCGTTTTAATGGTTGATAAAATTGAGGTTAGCACCTTAATCCTAGCTACCATAATAAGTGAGAGGGGGAGAGCGTGAGAAGTGGATACTGCGCTGGTTGTAAAAGATCAGCGCTACTGATTAGCGAATACTGCGCCTCTTGCGAGGCTAGATACGAGGGAGAGGGGGAGGAGTAATGTTATTTCTAGGCGTAATACTTATGACTATCCTTGCCTACCTGCTCATAGTATGGGAGGATAAGCTCAATGAGAACGATTAGTCCTGAGCAGTTAGAGAAGTTTAGACAAGGCAAACTTGAGATAAACGAGAAGCATAGGAAGCGGAAAGAGAAGGCTGAGAAGCGAGCTGTATGGCTACGCAACTATCAGAGGGCTAGGGCAAGGGCTTTAACACGCCTTGCTCAGCAGTATCCCGACCAATACAAGGATTTACTTGAGCAGGAGAGGTTAGCTGATGAGAGTATGGCAAAAACGTGGCTGGACATTACTGGCGCTACCAGTATTAGCTCTAGTCTTGGTGTTCTTACAGATAGAAACAACGACACATCTAGATCCGAGCAAGCAGACGGAGATGAACAGAACGAAGGCAACGTGGGAGGAGAAGGGTGAGAACAGAAAACTGGCAAAGCAATACGCGTGGGTTGCGTTTGGTTGGAGAGGGAGAGAGTGGGAGTGCCTCCACTTTCTTTGGACCCGTGAGAGCAGGTTTGACCACCTCGCAAGCAACCAGCAAGGAAGCTCAGCTTTTGGAATTGCTCAACTCCTTGGAGAGAGAAGTAGAGAACCTGCGATCCAAATACTGCGAGGCTTACGTTACATTGATAAGCGTCACGGAACACCTTGTAAGGCTAAACAGTTTGCTATTAAACACGGATACTACTAAACTAAAGGACAGCTAAGGGTTACTTATCCTTTCACTTAGCGTAAGAGGCCCCGCAGATCAAGAGTGCTAACTGCGGGGCTTTCTTATTTGGAAGTTGAATAGAAGCCTGGTCCCCTGAAAGAGAGAGGGGGTGAGGACCAGACCCTATTCATTACTTTGCCGCAGTCAGTGCAGGAGGGCGCACTTTCTTTGGCGTGGATAGAACGCTCAACTGAAAGGGTAGTTAAGCAGTTCAGACACTTATAGGGGTAGAGCATAATCTAGGTGTAGGAAGCCGACAAGTTTCATAATCTTTCTAGTATCAGAGAACTCAGTAGTGGTAGGCATCCACTTCTCAGACCAGCTTGGCTCTGGAACTCTTGATAAATCAAAGGCATAGATACCCTCTGGTGTGGAGTTAATGTAGTAAGGAACCATACTTCCTGCTTGGTTGATAAGCCTGCGATACTTCATCTCTTCTATCAGCAAGTCTGGATAGTGACTATGCCTACACTTGAGTTCTATGTATAGATTCTTTTCAATAGTAGTACAGTCAAAGGAGTCGAAAGCGCCTTCGGATTTCTCAAGGTCGGGGAAGTGTTTATCTTTTAGATAATCGAAGAGCTCGGATTCTTTCACTGGTATGGACTCTCCCCACCCACATTGTTCTGCAACTTACGCAGAGAGCTCTGACATCTACGATCAGCAGTAGATACAGCGCAACCTAGATACTCTGCCAAAGCCTCAAGGGTGAGGCTCTCGTGGTATCTCTTGATAAGAATATCTTTATCTGTTATCTCTAGCTTTAGATAAGCCTTCTTTATGTCTATCAGGGTAGCAAGTAGGTTGCCACCTTCTGCTGGAGCTGACTGCTTACGTGGCTGACCATCGTTAATGAGGTTTTGTGCCTGTTCTAAGACTGTATTATCTATGATGGATGCAATTACGTGAGGCAGTAGCTGGGCTATCACTGCTGAGTCATAGAAGGCTTCATCGCCTATGCGATAGCCTGCCTTAGCAGCCTTCTCCTTGCGAGCATAGCGCTCACAGTGGCGCTTCATCTGCCAAGCAATACGCTTCTCATTGATTACCTTTTGGATAGGATTAGTTTCATTTAATAGTCCATCTAGATGTTCTACTCTTGTTAGATACCAGGCGTAGCACTCCTGCTTTACATCGTCTCTATCTACATAGTTGCGAAACCTACGACAGATAGTATTGGCTACGCTGGGAGCTATATCAAGTATAGCTGGGTGGATATCAGTCACGATGCCTCTCTAAATAATCTTCTATGTTTTTAATTGGAATATCTCGTTTCTCAAATGAACCCATAGCAGCGTTGCACTTGAAACAAAGAAGACCTCTAACCTTGTTAGTCTTATGGCAGTGATCTACTGCCAGCCTGTACTTAACTCCCTTACGCTCTTGAGTTTCTGGTTGCTTACAGATAGCACACACACTTCCTTGTTGAACAGACATAGCGTTGTATTCTTCAATGGTTAATCCATACTCACGCATCAAATGGCGAGTACGTTCTCCATCAGGGTTTTTATCTCGGTATCTTTTGGACCAACCTCTAAACTTCTCAGGATTTTCCTGTCTTAGTTTTTTATGGTTAGCAAGTACCTTATCTCGGTGTTTGTAATAATATCTTTGAGCGCTTGTTAAGCCATCTGCTCCTACGATTCGGGCCATTGATCATCCAGTACTAGCATTGCGATAGCGCAATAGTTTAATAAATCTAAATAACTATCCCGTAATGATTCGTTAGAAGGTTGAACTCCATTGTCTAAAAGATTATTTATCCTCGCTGTTTTATCCCACATACGCACTCGTAATCCGTTGAGTGCTCCACCTGGACTGTGAGAGATGTTCTTTGGACCATAATCTTTATGTTTGCGGATGAGCAAATTACCTGCTGTGTCAAGGATTCGCCACACATTAGCAACGAACTCCGAATCTAACTTCTTGTCGGAATCGGTTTGACTGTAATAGTACCACTCTTGAAGTCTATGGAAACTATTACCATCCCCAATTCCTTCAGATACTCTGCCATCTGAGTCAATTCCTTCTTTGTAGTCACTCACTATACTCCTCCTACTAGGTTGGCTGTTGCTTCTTGTCCATTCACCAGATAGAAGTCTGTTATGTCCATACCTGGTGGTAATTGTACGATTTGTGAGTTGATTAACTCACCTGCGACACGCCTAGAGAACTCAGCTCCAGGGTTAGTCCCATCTTCTTTAACATCATTGTCACCGACTACATAAACCATATCGAAACCATTGAATAACTTTGAATAATAAGGCTTCCAAGCAGCAACACCAGGCACTCCTACTGCTGGCACTTGGCAGTTAGCTTCCATAACTATCGCATCAAACTCACCCTCACATACAACTACCCTGCTGGTATTAGACATAGTTGAAATGACATTAAACAGGTGTGACTTCTGACCAATAGGCGCACCATACTTAGGCTTACCATCATCTAATCTTCTAAACTTAAAGCCAACACAGATATCTAAGGCAGTGAAGTAAGGTATAGATATCCAACCTTGATAGCCTTGGTGTCCCTCTATCGGATCTGTGATAGAACCAAGACGATACCTAGCTGCTATCTCCTCAGATATTCCACGTCCTTCTAGATATTGCAGAGCTTCTGGGCTTATCTCCTGTGCGTAGTGATGAGCCGCTTCCTCCAATAATTTCGCCTGCCCTTGCGAGAGCATCTTTGAACCCCACATTCTCTAGTTCCATAATTACATTAACAGCGTTGCCACCCTTGCCACAGGTATGACAGAAATATAAATTGTTATAGGTGTCAATGACTGCGCTCTTGCGAGCATCATCGTGCATACAACAACGTACAGATATGTTGCGACCTTCTTTTACTTCGCCTCCGAAGTGTCTAACTACATCTGCTATGGAGACTGTGTTTGCATCAGAGTCGCCTTTTGACCTTTTCTTACGAACCACCCTGGACCAGTCTTGTGTTGGCAAGCGCAGTCTCCTTTACAGTATCCGTGCATCTCTTCAGCCTTATCGTACTGGCCTCGTGAGTTAAACTCACCAGCCACCTTGCAGTCCACGCACATCATTTCTTTTTAGGTTCTTCTTCTACTACTACTTCTTCCACCTTCGGTTCTTCTTTAACTTCTGGTGTAGCAAATATCTCACTGCTAGTTATCTTTCCTTCTGGTACTGGCATTTTAGTCACTGTTACTTTCCCCCATCTCTGGGACTGTGTTAGATATTTCTTCTTCCAAGCTGTTTTTTTCCACCGCTTTAGCGGTTTTATTGTTGAGGCCATTTAACCACTCCTCTAGATTTTGTATTACCCAAGCATCTTCTATGCTGGCTCTACGCCTCTTAACTATAACGAAGGCGGGAGGCTCAACCACAAGACCCCGCGCCTTCGCATAGTTGGCTGCCTCAACCTGAGCTTCCGCCCAGAACTGAGGAAGATCTAATGACTTTCTATTCTTACATTCCAGAATATAGGTCTGACCTGCGATTATGGTGACAATATCACCCTCGTCATTGGCTCCTGCCTTAGCAAGTCTTTCAGCAAAGTGGCCTAGTTTGCGTAGATACTTCATCACATCTGTCTCAAACTTAGAACCCTTAGCCTTATTGTAACTAGACATAGTTGCTCACATTAGAATTACGGATTGCTCTGCCATAAGAATCAGAGTCAGATATCTGGCAGGTAGCAAAGTTCACAAAGAGCCCTACATAATCCTTACCATCTGCTTGATGCTTTCCAAAACGATTCTTTACTGGTGCAACTCTTAAAGTATTTTCTATTGGGCTATAGCCAAGAGTAAGTATCATCGCAGGTAACTGACTTACCTTTCCGTGAATAGCACGGCGAGCTGAAGGTTCAGTTGGATTACCATACTCACTCTGTTCTGATACGTGATGCAGTACTAACACACAGGCTTCAGTCTTCCTAGACATATCGTGCAACTCAACCATAATCTGGCGCAGTCCTGCCCATTCATTATCAGATTCAGCAACAACATTCATTAAGTTATCTATTACGATTAGCTCTGGAGCCAACCCATATAGTTCTATGTAGGCTTTGATTTCCATTTCTATATCATCAAGATTAGGACTGGAGTCAAAGACCCATTGTATATGCGACATACTCTCCAAGTACTTATCATAGTAACGAGGATTCTCAGTAATCATTTTCTCAACTGTCTGCTGAGTATGACCTGCTGTATGTGCAGATGCTCGCATCATTACTGTAGCGGTATCAGTATCTGCTGAGAAGAATAAAGTAGGAACCTTTGCCTGAATGGTATAGACCAGAGCGAACATAGACTTACCAGCATTGGGCGCAGCAGCGACCATACATACTTGGCCTCGTCTAAACTTTATATCTTTCTT